TAATTTGATGTCAGGTCCCCAACATTCTAGTTGTTTTGCGCAATCAATACAGAAATATTCTTCATTTTCCATTTTATTCCTTTCTATTTAGTTTTAAATATTAATCTTTTTCGATGAAAGTGTTAGTAGTATTCAACACTCCGGCTGAATCCCGATTTTTACCATCACGCACAAAAAAACTATCGCTTAACAGCCTTTCATAATCGATTTTATTCATAAGAATAACACTCGAATTGCCATCTATATACAGTTTGCATTGCAGGTATTGAGTTCCTTTTACTTCCTCAATTACGTCTATTTGCATTGTTCTTTTTTTACTCATATCTGTTCCTGTTATTAGTTAATTACCAATCTCCACCATCATTTAATATGCCATCAATAGTAGTTACACTATTTTCAATGTTGCTGCCTCCATATTGCGTAAATTCCGGTGTAGGATTATCTTCCGTATCTCCGTGCATCATTACATGTAACGCTCCGCTTGCACTGTAAAGCCATAACCGCTTACCATCCTTTTCCCACTTTTTTGCAAGTCGTTTCAAAGAGTCAATCAACTTACATTCTTCGGGAGTACATTCTATCCCGGCTTCTGTTTGATATTTGCTCATATCTTATCTATTTTGAATTATTTTTTTATAACTACCGCCATTGTACTAATGGAAGTGCCACTCTCTTTAAACTCCCCCGCGCTGATTTCAAACACTTCTCCATGTACTTCTTTCAGCCAGTTGCGGAAATCAATACATTTTTTTTCCGAAGCGAATTTCCAATGTTGGCTGGTTATTGCCGCAAGCGTGCCGCCTTCTTCCAATCGATCATACATAAGCCTGACATGCTCTATATCCTGATTGCCGGTAAACGGAGGATTTGCAATAATCTTAGTGTAACTACCTACACTGTCTTTGGTAAAGTCTTCATCAAGCAATATTACGTTGCTAAGGGTATGAAGAAATTCTCTGTTTTCCGGCATCAGTTCATAGCATTCCACTGTTACGGAAGGACAAGCCCTATGAATGGCTTTAATGAGAGCACCGCGGCCGGCACTCGGCTCCAGTACCGTATCATCCTCATATATCCCTCCGGCAAGCATAACCAGCCAGTCGGCAACATCGGCCGGAGTTTCAAAAAACTGGTAATCCTGCTGTAGGTTGCACCGTTTACCCTCTTTCAGCATGGAAAACACACGCTCCGGATTAAACGGGAATGTGAACCCCTGTATCTTCCCACCTTGCCATGAGCCGCCGGCTTCTTCTATCCACTTCTTTGCTTCGGCATAAGATTTTTTATTGAATTGAACTTGAGGAAGTTTGAGGATATTATTCTCAAGAGTACAATGTTTCAGTATTTCTTCTACATTCCATTTTTTACCTTCGTCAGCCTGTTTCTTCTTTTCCCCAATCGGAGCGTCAGGTGCTAACAGTGAAGATATTTTCGTTATAACCATATTACTCGCATCCATGAAAGTATTAATACAGGAAAGTGCTTCCATAAGAAATTCAGTATCAACATATCCAGCTGCGTCATAAATATCTATACATTCAGTCATATTCGACAATTCATTGAGCTGATCTACACTACCACGTAACATTTTTATTAAAGTCTCTTTGTTGTTCATCATAACTTTTCTGTAAATAAATTCTTGTTGTATCTACACTACCATGACCGAGAAGGTCTGCTAATTGAATTATATCTTTAGTTTTCTTCAGGAACATTTTAGCAAAGAAGTGCCGGAAGGCATGAGCGTGCATTTTTTTTGAATCGATACCACAATGTTTACCCCATGCTTTCAGGTGTTGTGAAAAACCTCTCTGAGTCAACGGTCCGTATCTCCCGACAGCAAGAGTACCGGACTTGCCTGTCTCCTTTATATAGTCCTTCACCTCCTGTTGTAATTGCTTCTGGAAAAAGAAACGCCGATACTTGTTTCCTTTCCCTTTCAAAACAACCTCGCCAATTGCTATATCCTCCCATGTGAATTGCTGAAACTCCGAGAGCCGGGCTCCTGTAGTACCCAATACCTTGATGAAGAAATAGTAATCCTTGTTGAGTTTTGTTTTCAGATACTCCAGTAACCGATTATATTCATTCTCGGTAGGAACATTAGAAATATCCAGCTTACGTTTCATTTTAGGTCTCTTTAATTCTATCGGCTTTTTCATCCATTTAGAGAACTTCTCAATGGCTGTAATACGTAATCGGATGGTAGCAGGAGAGAGCTTCGCCTCTTCGAGGCTTTTTATAAACCTCCTGCAATTATCCATGTTTACCTCATTGGCATACTCGAAATACATTTTTATGGATGTGTAATATATATCAACAGTATGAGATGAATAATCATTGTTATCAGTCAACCATATTATGAAATCATGGAGTAGTTTCTTATTTTTCTCTGAAATGACGTCAAGCTTTTCCAAAGGTTTCACCGTCTTTTCCCTTTTTCCATATCCGATGTTGAGAAAGGATAATAGATCGCATATAGCTGAACACATTAATGAATGACGCACCATGACATCAGCATTTTCACGTTTGTAATTCAAATAACCACGGCGGTTCACTTCTTTGGCCATCTCTAAAAAATCCGTGACATGCTTGATATATTTCCCGATAGTATCATAAGTCCTTCCTGTCGTGTATATGTAAGAAATATAATCAGTTAATATCTTCTGTCTGTCACTATTCATGGTTATTTATTTCTTTTTTTTTGATTTAATCTTGATTGGATTGTTTTTGGTACCAGTACCCAACCATTTTAATTGGATGCCATGTATCCGGAGTCAATATTTAAATTCGGACGTGGTTGTCTGTTTCATATCTAATTTGTTATGAGCCATTTGCCGACACCGGCAAATGGCAGATTATTATTTTCTCCAAAAACTGTCTCCGGAGATTGACCGGGCCGTATCATCCGCAGTAAGCCGGATATACCGGAAGAAGTTCTGCTCAGACCTGTGCCCTGTCAGTCTCATGATCTCCAATGTCTTCATCCGTCCTGTAAGGTACATGTTCGTGGCCGCGCTTCTTCTTGCCGTATGGCTGCTGACCAGTTCCCATTTCTCCCGGGTCTCCGTGACCAGCCTTCCTCCCTTCGTGTAGGAGAAAGTGATCCTGTCGGTAAGCCCTATCTCCCTCATGATGACCTTCAGATACTTGTTGAAATACTGTATGCACAGTCCTCCGGGTATGTTCCCGTCATATTTCTCGAATATCTCCCTTACATAATCATGAGCCGGGACCTTGACGTCCACATTGGTCTTCTTTGTCCTTTTTATGATGTATCCATCTCTCAAATTGTCTTTTGTCAATGTCGAATAATCGGAATATCTCAGAGCGGTCAGACAGCCTATGACGAACAGGTCACGTATCCGCTCCCTGGCCTTTCTTTTGTCCTGCCTCTCAAACTTGTAATAGTAGATCCTTGCGATCTCGTTCATCGAGAGGAAAACGGCATTTACCGGCTCCTCACGCAAATCTGTTCCGTCATAGGTGGCGTCTACGGCGTAATTGTACTGCGATGCCTTTCTGACGAGCGACTGTATCTTCTGGACATAGCCCGCTATGGTGTTGTGACGCAGCCCCCGGCTCTCAAGATAGACAATGAAGTCGTCCAGAAACTCCTCCGTCACGGAATTGGTGAAGATGTCACAGTCGAATTCGGTGGAAAACCTGTCTATGTGCCGGAGGACCGCATCATAAACCGCGGCATAATGTCCGGACCTGCGTTTTCCCCTTCTCTCAAGCATATCCCTTGCAAAGTCCGTGAAGTACACCCCCTCAAGCGGCCTGTCCTGCCGGAAATGGTTGATATAGTCCCGCCTGGGTTTTCCGGACCGTGCGGGAACCGTCACCTGCAGTGCTGCTAGACACCTCCTGTTCCGCATCCGGCCAGCCTTGCAATGATCGGGCGGAACTTTTCCTTTCTCAATCTCACATCATAATACGCGGTTGTCGCCCTGCATCTGGATATCTTCAGGAAGGAGGCTATCTCACGGAACAGATACCCTTCCTCATACGCCATATAGCAGAACAGCATCCTTGAATCGGATATGTTCCTGGATATCATCCGGGACAGGATCATCTCCTGCGAGACGCCCATCATTCCGGAAATCTCGTCCAGCATAAGCTGCATCGGTTTCTTTTTCTTGTTGTCTTTTCTCAGGTTCATAAGATTGTTTTTAAAAGGTTCTTAAATCTGTTTTAAAAGCACCGGCTCCTTATGCGGTGCCAGATGGTTCTTTTCCTGAAACTCTGCGGACGGAACGCCCTGTCACGCTTATGCCAGCCCTCCCGGCACCGGAGTCTTGATTCATCCAGTATCTCCTCCATTGCGGATTTGGCCCTCTCCAAATTTTTCAGCAGATACTCATTCATTCCGTCCTTTTCCATACAGCGCGAGATTTGGGGATTCGGGATCATAAGGCTCCACGGTGGTAAGGGTAACGGAGGATACGACCACACGTCCGCTCCCTTCGCAACTGGGACAGGTAACGGTACTTACGGTGTCCGTCAGCTCGTCCAGGTTCTCAAGAAAGCCCCGGCCGCAGCATGTGTGGCACAGGACTACATGGGGATGGTCAAACTTCCTTCTTATCATCGCCGGAGAATTCAGGTTTCACATCAGCAGTGTAGGGATAGACATCCATAATGGCGGTCTCGGCCACCGAGCCGATGACATAGTCCGCCAGCGTGCCCTTCATCCCCTCGTCCAGCTTCTTTACGGCATCGCGAAGGTCGGAAGCCTGTACCAGTACGGTAGTGGGGGGCTTTTTCTCCGCTCCGCTTTTTTCGTCCAGCGTGATGAAGAACAGCTTGCACTTGAACCAGCGGTCGGCCGCATCTTCCTCAGAGGGGAACAGTTCGCTGTAACCGGCGCGTTTGACGCCCGATACGGTGAACTCACCGCTGATATACGAGTTCATTTCTTCAATAATACGGGCTTCCGCTTCCGTGAAGCTGAGCGCATCGACCAGATAGGCTTCCGTTACTTTCCTGTTCATACCGTTCTCCACCACCTTCTCGTAGCGGATGGAACATTCAAACCAATTGTGCGTCATAATTTACATCTTGTTAAATGAGGGTTCTATTCTTTTCCATTGATTATTTCCGTCCTTCTCCTCGAAGTAGAAGCGGATCACCGTGCCTTCCACCACGTTGCTCTCACGGAAGAGCCGCATGATTTCCGAATATTCGGGGTCGTTGAAGTCATCCTCGAGCTCGTACAGGCGGGAGATGGACTTGTAGTCAAGATCCCCGGCCTCGTTGCGCTGGAGCAGCGACATGGCCAGCTTGTACATGGGGTTGCGCCCGTCATCGCCCTTCTTGCCGATCCATGCGTTCAGGTAGTCCACAAGGCGCTTCTCTGCCACGTCTGCCCTCTCGTCGAAGCCCTTGACCCGGTTCCCTTTGACGGAGACCTTGAAAGTGTCATTCTTCACCTCGAACCCGAGCTGCTCGTCACGTTTCAGGCCGCCGTACTCCTTCAGCTGGTCATAGTAGGCGGTGGCCTCCTTACGGAGCCATTCCTTAAACTCCTGACCGTCCTTGATATACTTGCGGAGCTTCCTCTCCACAGAGGCGAGGAATCTGGCACGCAGCTTCTGGTAGTTCTTCTTTCGATCCCCGTCCTTTCTTTTCTTTTCGGCCTGCAGCTTGCTTAGCAGGGCCTCACGTTCCTTTTCAGATAAATTCTTGATATCCATATCTGTTCTTATTTATTAGTGAATAAATTCCTGAATAAATCAGGGTCGATTATCTCCTCGTTGCAATCAACGTTCTGTTCTATGGCTGTCTGGCATTCCTAGCAGAGATGGTTCACGGTCATGTGGTTGTTGTATTCACAGAACACCTTCCCGCACAGCCCGCACCGGGCGAACATCGGCTGCACGGTGTCCGCGTCCTCCCGGCAGATGTCCAGCCCTTTGGCGTGGCAATCGGCACACATGTCAGCACATTCCTTTTCGAATTTCGTCTTTTCCATTGTCATCATTGTTATTGTTATTATCGTTTATCCATGCTACCAGAATCCATAACATGGCGTTCAGTGACCATGTTTTCGCCCAGAAGTCATCATTAACTATCATGCCCGTGAAAGCCGAGAGGGCGGATATCACATACACAAGGTGCTTTATTCTCATACCTCCTCCTTCCGTCTTATGGCCTTCAGCTGTTTCAGTGTGGCCTTCAGTTCCTCCAGGTTCTGGCTTGACACCGGCTTCCTGCATCCTCCGTGGCTCTTCAGGAAGGAGGTGATCTTCGCCTTGTTCATCTCAACCTCCACGGGATTGTCGCTTCGGTAGCTCCTGTTGAGAAAACCGATGTCCATTGACACGGCGTAAATGGCCTTGACCAGTGCCAGTTTCTCCCGTCTTTCCGGATCCTTTCTTCCGTCGGGATCGAGCAGCGTCCCGATCAGCCTTGCGGCCTCGCTTTTGCACAACTCCGCGGACGTCGTTGTCCGTCCGCCGCTGAACTGCCGGACAAGATGCCTGTATTCATCCTCGTCCAGCCCGAACTGCCGTCTGAGGCGGTGTATGCACCGCTTCTGGGCGTTTGTCGCGGGTAATTCAATTCTCTTGTTCATTGTTATTGCTGTTAAATGGTTCGTCACTGTTCCTGAGCCAGCATCTCTCATAGCCCTCCTTCCAGACCACATAGAATCCTTTCGGACCGGGAACACCACGGCTCATGTACCGGGCGCAGAACCCGTTCACCTCTATGCGGGAGAAGCAGTCCCTCTTGACTCTGTAGGCCACCGTGCCTTGCACCTCCTTCCCCTCCACATGGGAGATGTATACGAATATCTTCTTCCTGTATTTCTTCCTGAGCTCGACCAGCTGTTTGGCGGTGACGTCCATCTCGCCTTCAAGACTCTGCAGGGAGTCGATGATGACCACGTCCGGGGATCTCTGTTTCCCGAGGAATTCGTCAAACTCATCGAAAGTGGGGACCTCGTCCCAGAACAGCATCCCGCTCCTTGACGAATTCATGAATCCGAGCAGGGAGTCCCTGAAATCGGACTCGACACCCATCTCAAGGGAAATGAACAGCACCTTGTAGCCGATACGGTCAAATTCCCTGGCCAACTGGAAGGTGAAGGAGGTCTTTCCCTGTCCGGACTTGCCGTATACGATCCACGCCCCGGATTTCTGCCTCTTTCCAAAGGCATCCATGAAATCCTTGGAAAAGGGGATGTATTCGTATTTTTTGTTCAATATGTTGTCAAACGACAATGACCTGATCATAAGCCGGCTCCTCCGTTGCTGATTTCCTGTCTGATTACCACATTGTCTATCATTCCCGAAAGCTCGCGCAGGTCATCGGCGAACAATACCTGGCGGGGATCGTCCTCACGCGGCTGCTTCTTGACCTTGGGAAGTTTTCCCCATATCTCTTCCGCCGTCTCCCTGTCCTGCACGCCGTTGGCCATACAGATGGCGATGACATCCTTTTTGGTAGCGCCCAGAAGGGTGATGTAATTGCGGCCGAAACGCCCGTCTATCTCGTCATACCCTTCGATACGTCCCACATACCGCCTGATATTGCGCTCCAGCGTTTCCGTGCCGGCCACCAGACACCCCATGCGCCCCAGCGTGTCATCATACAGGGGAATAAGCGTGCACATGGCCGAATGCGTGAGCTTGCCGGCATCATCGATCAGCAGGACAGGCTTATAGGAGGACAGGGAATTCATGTGCGCGATGCACAGGTCCAGCAGGCTGTCATTATCCATATAGCGCGTCACATTCTCTCCCATGGCCTGCGCCAGTTTGGTAAGGAACTTGCGGCTGCTCCATTTGCGGCACTTGATATATACAACCCCCTTGTCACCGCACAGATTGTACAGGTCGATCAGAGACTGGGTCTTTCCGCTTCCGCTGCGGCTGCTGACACATACCCATTTGCTCTTTCCCCTGGCAACCTCGAACGCCCGCTTCACCTGCCGGTAAGAGGTTACGGTATCAACCACATTGCGGGAATTCTCATAGAAATAAAGGCCTGTGGCGATCCTGACCGCCAGGTTGTCGTCATTCGCACCGTACTTGCCGGAACGGAACTGGGACATCGCCGCGTCGGACACGCCACAGCGACGGGCCAGTTCTGAAGGTTTTGAACCACGGGCTATCAAATTCTCTATGTACTGTTTCAATGCTTCCTTATCCATAATTATGCTGTTTTTTAAGTGTTATTAAATCATCTTGAAAAATTCATGTCGGCGTCGTCCCATTCGTAATCGTCATCCGCAAGAGGGGACGGAACCCTGAGAGGTCCGGGCGCAATCTCTTCAAAATCCACGTCCTCCACCGTCTGGCCGCGCGCCTCGTACTTGCGGTCCTTGTGCCGTCCCCGGCTGTCGGTGAGCAGGGCGCGGTCCAGCAGGCTGTTGCTCTTGAGAAGCGGGTTCCGCTCCTGCATGGCGGTTATCACCTCGTCCACCTGCTCCTGTCTGGCCACATACCGCCGCTCGAACTGCCGGTTGAACTCGTCCACCTTCCTGCGGTGCTCGAAATGTTCGGGTTTCTGGTCGATCAGGGCCATCGGTGTCTTCATGTCACGCTGCATGAGGAACTTCAGATCCCCCGTTTCCTTTGCCAGCCGGTGCCCTTTGGTGGATTCGGCATTGACGATGAGCACCTGCGACAGATCGTCGGGATCGTAGTGCACGGACCAGTCCTCGTGGAAATGGTTGCGCAACTCCATGTTGAAACTCTCGTAATTGATCCTCTCCCCGAAGAGCTCGATCAGCAGCCCCTTGCCGGTGAGCCGGTTGGTGCGCCCCGTCGTGTCGCCCATAAGAAACAGGTATTCCTCATCACAGAACGGCATCCGGCGTTCCATGGGGGTGCGTTCCCATGCGGCCATGTACGCCTCCAGCTTCTTGGCCCGCTCCCTTTGCATGATACCGTGTATCTGCGCCAGCACGCCCTCCTCGTCGGGGATCAGGTGGCGGTTATAGTTCAGGATCTCTATATTGGGCTGGGAGCCGCGCTTGCTGTTGATGTTCACCCCGCTCCAGTTCTTCTCCAGCTGGTAGTACGTCTTGTTCAGATAATTGAAGTAGGGCTCGATGATCTTGGCCTTGGCGTTGTGGAGCGCGGCGGGGATGTAGTGCACCGTCATCGCCTCATAGAACGGAACCATCACCCCCTTCTGGTAGTTGTCACTCTGCAACTGCAGCGGCTTGTACCGTGCACCGAACAGTTCCCGGGCGTGCTTGATGGCGTTGCGCAACGCCTCGCGTATCAATGCCGGGCTCTCATGGTCGCCGACGGCGTATCCTATCGGGTACTTGCCGCAGGCGTCCAGCACAACCACGATGGTCTTGCGGTTGTGGTAGGTGGTTTTCTTGTAAGTCCTTGTCTCACCGTTCACCTTTTTGTCCATCGGCTGCCTTTTCTGGTAGACCAGTTCCACGTCCCATCCGTCCAGTGTCCAATAGGTCATGGCGGTCTTCGGAGCCTCGCGCTTGTGCTGCATCTCGAGGGAGTTCCTCAGCGCGGCGGTACCGCGCTGGTGCCCCAGGGTGGTGGATTCCATCATCTTCCGGTACCTGTCCACCGTGACAGGGCTCTTGATTTCCGGTTTCCCCAATATGGAGGCTATCTTGTTGTACTGTTCCATGATCTGTGCGTTATTCAAGTTCATATGCTGGGAAAGCAGCTTGTGCATGATCGCCTCGTCCTCTTCGTCCCGTATCAGGGCGGCGGACGTGTTGCCCTTGTTCTTGTGCACCAAAGCGATGAAGCCTTCCGCCTCATACTGGTCCACTTTACGTTTGAGCGTCTTTCCCGTCGAAGGAAGTTTGTGGGGATAGCGGGTGTTGCCTTTGCTGTCCCGCACTTTCAGCAGATCGTTCACCATCTCACTCAGCCTGTCCCATACGTTGAAACGGGATCCGCCACGTCCGAAACCGCATTCCGCATTGCTGTCGCGCAGCCGGATGACTGCATCCAGGACACGTGCCTGGAGCGTATAGAGCGTGACTTTCTCCGGTCTGAGTGGCTTTCCCGCACCGTCCCTGTAGGTGGTGAAGAAGGAGTAGGCGGCCTCGTTGTACCCTACAGCCCTCTCAAGCGGACTGGTGGCGGCACGTTCGACATCCTCATGGGGATCACCGTAATATTTGATGTATAATTGCTGTATGTATACTTCCAGCGAGTCGAACTCCACCAGGGCGGGGCGTCTGAGGCTGGCACGCTCGGCTACAACAATCTGCTTTCTGTTCACCTTCGTGTTGTATGTTCCTATCGGGAGGAAGCCCTTCTCGGAACCCACCTTGCGTTTCGGATCATACATGATCAGTTCGTTGGCGTAGATACATACCTTGTCATTATAGATTACAGCCATATCAACCGTTTTATTGTTTAACCTTGTGCGGTTTCCGGCGTCGGACCGGAAACGCGGGCCGCCTTCCGGCTCCCTGACCGCGTGTCCTATTTCTCCTCCCTGTAATACCTTTGTCCGATAAGGGAAAGGCAGCATACGACTGCAAGGACCGAGGCGGCAAGGTTCTCGTTGAAGGTGGGGCGGAGATTGTCCGCCAGTCTGAGCACTACCACAAGGCCGATGCCAGCGGCCACTATATGGATTATTCTGAATGTTTTCATTGCAAATCATTTTTAAGGGTTTATAAAATTGTTTTTAAATTTCTGCTCCTATCCGTCGCAGACCGGAGCAGTTTTGCTACATTTGTAGCTGTGTAATTAAAATTTATATATCATGCCTAAAGTAAAGCCTGTTAAATTTGAAGTAGGAGATGTGGTATATCTCAAAAGCGAAGACAAATACGCTAAAGACCGGTTCAGAATGACTGTTAAAAGTGTTACCGGTGAATATCCTGACATTCAGGAAGTCGAATGTATATGGCTGTCCAAAGGGGGGATTCTTCAAACCCATAAATTCGCTCCTATACTGCTAGATAAACATTAATCTCCGTCTTCCTCATCTTCTTCGACATTCCGTGCCATCTGGTTGAACCGTGCTATCGGAATGCCGAAGATTCTTACTACGAAAAAATGTCCGGGCTCTACATTCTGGAACACTTCATCAATCTCGATCAGTGTTCTTATAGCTTTTTTCTTTTTCATCGTTTATTTGGTTTATAAAATTGTTTTTAAATCTCCGTCCCTATCCGTCACGAACCGGGACGGAATGTCTAACTAAAATTCAATCTATTACCGGTTGTATGAACTATTTTTCTTTCTCTTCCTCCAGCTCGGCCTCGGACTGAAGGTCCGCTTCCACCTCCGCAATCACCTTGAGCGTTTCGTCGGCGTCCATTATCTCCTGCTTGCATTCAAGCATTCCGTTGATGATGCGCCGGTAGTCTACATCTTTCTCACCCAGTTCCTTGCAATAGTTCTCATACTTGATCTCCGCCTCGGCCTTGCGTCTCTCGCAATCGTCCTTGGCTCCCTCGATCTTACGGTTGATCTCTTTCTCACGCAGGCTGAACAACTTGTCCACAAGGTTGCAGCCTTTCAAAATTGCTGTCAGTTTCTTCATAATCTTTCAATTTTTATCAGTTTATGTTTTCTGATCATCCGGACCTCTCCGGCGTCATTTGTTATTTCACCTTTTAAAAAAAATGTCCCGTCAAGGCCAAGCGACGGTACTGCCTGTTGGATCTGCAGATCCCCTAATGGGTTTCTAAACACATTTACATTATTATAGCCAACCCCCACCGGGGTAGTGATTAACGGTAATTTTACATCATTCATATTCTCTTATTTTTCTATTTCCTTGACCAGACGCTTTGCGCCGGCTATGTCCCATATCTTGTCGACCATCTCCGCGACCTTCATGTCGGTTGTCGGTCCTATCTTCACCATCACCGCCCCTTCGGCGTCCTGGTCCTTGGGAATAATGATGGGGCAGATCATCCCGTATTCACGCCAGATCGTTATCACGATCCTCAGGTATTCAAGGTTGATACCCATCGTATAAGTAATCATCCCTGTTCCTCCCATTCTATCAGCAGTTGTCTGTACACCGGAACGGGTTCGGGATATATGATGCCTTTGTTCTTGTGGGATATGGCCAGCTTCGTCAGCCTGTCGGCTATACGGCGGCTCATTGTGTTGCCGGAATACACCTTGCATACATGGGAGTAGATGACTTTCATGTTGGCGGCGACCGTTTTCAGATCATTCCGGTTGAGATAACGGCACACAGCCTGTTTCCATTCGATGAAGTCCGGACGGTACTTGGGCGCAGGGAGCGTCGGACGCTGTGCCGGACGAACGGAGTAGCCGCCGGTACGACGGATGGAGGGGAGAACCTCGTTAGTTACCCATTTGCGGAAGGCTTTTGCTTCGGGCTTGCGGGAAAGGAAGATCAAGCCATATAATCCAGATTCATTAACAGTCCATGTTTCTCGCCCTTGACCTGATACAAATAATGTTTGTATCAGCTTCTCGTCATCATCTAAACGCTTGACTGTCATGCTAACATCTTGTAACCCTAAAGCGCAACAAATGTCTTTTGCTATAAACCATGATTCTCCATCAATCATTTTCATCCGGATACCGGCGTTAATGCCGTCATTGAAGAATGTTTGCAGACCTGTTGTCTGCTGGTTGTTGTTCAGTGTTTCCATAATAATACATTATTAATTAGTACGTTCCGCTTTCACATTACCCTTGTTGTCGAGTATTTTGACTGTTTCATGCTTGACGATTTCGTCAACATTGTACAGCTTACTGTCGTTCCGTTTCTTGGCGGCTTCCCAGATTGCCGGAGCTTTACCACCCTTCTTCTGACCGGACAAAACCTGTCCGACATAGGCCATTGTTACTTTAAAGGCGACAGCAAGTTCCTTCTTGCCTTGTGCGGCTAACTTAATTACTTGTCCCATATTCAATATTTATTGGATTAAAATTGCTATATTTGGCGCGGTTTATATTAAACCTGACGCAAATATAAAGCAATGCAATATTTAAACCAAGAAAAAGGTGAATAATTTATTGCATTGCAATCTATTTAGAATAAAATATAAATAACAAAGCAATGGAAGTATCTGTTAAAGAAAGACTTAAACTGTTTTTAAAAAAAGAAGGTATAAAAGATGTTGATTTCTGTAGAATAATAGGAGTATCTACAGGCTTTATTTCGGGCATGAGGGTATCTATTCAACCTGATAAATTAAAAAGCATTGCAATAAATTTCCCCAGATTAGATATTGGCTGGCTTCTTACTGGCGAAGGCTCTATGTTAAAAAATGAAATAAAAAGTACAGCTTCACCTAATACAATGGATACTGCTTATATATATAATATGTATGAGGATTACAAAAAGCTACAGGCTGAAATCATCGCGGAAAAAGAGAGAAGAATAAAAGAATTAGAAACTAAACTTGCTAAACTAGAACAGCAAGAATCCCCAACAACAAACTCCGACTCCCATGCAGAAACTGTCCAAAAAAAGCGGAGCTCATCGCGTATATCAGGCTCTTCTGCGCAAACAGATGTCCCGACCATAAAATAAAGATAATAATTGAGTGAAGATACAATTACAAAAAAATGCCCCGAACTTAAAAAGAACGAGGCATAAAATTTTAAATGTCATTCATTTATAGGTACATAAAATGTAGTTTTTGATGGAGTATAGATACCACAAGTTATAACCTCCAAAAAACCGTTTAAAAAAGTATGGTGATTTTTGATTGCATACTTTTGACGATCTCCAACATATTGCTTAATATCCTTTTTGTTTGACGCTGGTGATATAAGTCCGAAAAGAAAATGATTGTTTGTCTTTGAGTTGAAAACTCTCTTTGGTTCATCAACCTCCATGCCACCTACATACAATTGAGAGCTATAACATGAAGACAACGATAAAGATAATGTACTAGCTAGTACTATAAGCATTACTTTTTTCAT